GCCTGCAAATACCTGTAAGCGCTGTGATGGCCTAGGAGTGCTAATGAGGATAGTTGACACTCTCCATGGGAAGGACTTCGACCCGGTGATGTGCGATTGCTTGCTAGAGAGCCAATATGACGAAGACCGAAAAGTTCTTATACACGACGCATGCGAGGCCGCGCCAGAATTGGGGGACTGCTCTAAAGGGGTGAGAGAATCACCCGAGTGAGTCTCGGCAAGGCTGGCCTTATCTCATTCTTGACAGGATTCGGACCGGGAGTGGGTGACCTACGTCTCAAGGCAGCACAGATGTCGCTGTCTGGGACGGTCGCCCTCCCCACACACATGCTGCACACGAGAATCAGTGCCACTGTGGATGACGCTGGTGACATAGTCATAGCCGACTTGGCTAAACTGCTGACGTTCGTCAAGACGCTACCACAAGATGCACTAGTGAGTCTGTGGCAGCCTAAGAACAGCACCTTGAGGGTCATATCAGGCAAGACCGAACTGACCCTGCCTACCACAGATTATGTAGCCTCACACAAGAATGTGACCAAAGCCATGGCGTTGGTGACAGATGCAGAGAACAGCAACTGGAAGTCATGGGCAGGCAAGGCACTCACGTGCTATGGGAGACTGCAAGTGGCTGACTTGACTCAACTGAAGTCAGTAGAGAAGGTGATTGGTAAAGACACCCCCGTCACGATGAAGTTCGACCCCAATGAGGAGCATGTCGAGTTCGCAGCGGGAGCACGTGGCAGTGCGTCGATGTCCATCTGTGTAGACGTGGAAGATTGTGACGGTCCTGAGGCTAAGTCCCACTACGGGTCTTGGTTGCCTCAAGTGCTGCATATGATACCTGCTGGCTCGGTAGAACTTTACACTGCCAATGATTTCGTGTGCATATTCCGTCACACTGAGAAGGACCACCTACTACTGGTGATGGACAAGAGAGGTGAATGAGATGATTGTGGATGACTACTACGAGAATGGTGAGAATCCCATCATCTATACACGACATCGTGATGCTGACGGGACTCTGATAGAGGACAATGTCAGGAACTACAAGCCTTACTTCTGGATTCCTGCTAACGTAGGAGAGTTCCGAAAGCGCAGGCTGCTAGTCAGATATCCGGGCACTGTCATCACAGATGAGACATCAGTGGGGTTGGACGGCACTCCACTCGTCAAGGTCGAGGCTGAGTCCCCTTTCGATATCATCAGCATGAGGAGGGAGTTTGACAAGACCTACGAGGCTGACATCAGATTCACAGACAGGTGGTTGATAGACAACGTACCTGTCATGCCAGAGTGGAAGCCACGCAAGTGGTGGTTTGACATAGAAGCAGACCCCGAAGAGGGCTTCACTACCATCATCGCTGTGATAGACAGCGACCTAGACACGCCAGTGGTATTCGCATGGGCAGACGAGCGGACCAACTGCTCTTACGATAACATACAAGAGAGTAATGGCCAGCGAGGCTGGCACTATCGTAAAGTGCGTGATGTGTCCTACGAACTAAGGTTGTACGTTTCAGAGTCTGAACTCCATGAGGGATTCGTTGAGTTCCTACAGGAACGTGACCCTGACATGCTGATAGCACACGCAGGTTCCTTCTTCGACATACCTCACTTGATAGAGAGGATACCCAACCCCCAAAGGCTCAGCCCAGTGGGACAGATACGTAAGATGAAGAGAGGGAAAGATAGGTATGACCCCACCGACCAACCCATAGTGGGTAGGTGGCAGTTCGACACGGCAGCGCAGGCTGTCACTGGCACTGGCTTCGAGCGTGTATGGAAAGACAGTGGCGGTGGACAACTACCATCGCTCAAACTGAATGACATCGCTGAGACTGTGGGCTTGGGCTCCAAACTCACTGAGGACATAGAGGGGATGGACGTCTTCAACGGATGGTACGAGTATTGGGATGACTTCGTAGATTACTGTCTGCTTGACACTCATTTGCTGCGAGGCATAGACGAAGCACGGAACGTGACTGACTTCTACGTAGAGATGGTCAGACTGTGCGGAGTCTCCCTCCCATCAGCCTGCAATGTCACTAACTTCGCTCGAGGGCTACTGTCTCGAAGGACTGACAAGAAGGCACACACTCGATTCAAGGCGGGTGACATTGACAAACTCAAGGGGGCCGAGGTAGGTCTCAACTGTGTGACAGGTCTTCATGAGGGGGTGGGTGTCATAGACTACAAGGGCCTGTACCCCTCGATAATTCTAGGCAGCAACCTGTCATACGAGACGAAGAGAGACGGGCCCGGTGAGAACATCGTCCAGTTGGAGAATGGTTCGTACTGGGACCAGTCGGAGCAAGGATTGCTGCCCTCTGTGGTGCAGTATCTCTTCGAGTACCGTGACACATGCAAGCAACGCATGCGAGACGCCGAGACTCCAGAGGAGAGAGCGGCATGGAACACCACACAGATGGCAGTCAAGAGAGTGATGGCCAGCCTCTATGGTATGTGCGCTCACATCGGCTACGGGTGGGCTGATGGTGACATCGCACACACTATCACTCAGGAGGGCAGGCGTTGCATCCGCCTCCTAGATAGCGTGGCCACCACCTACGGATACGAGTGCCTCTATGGACACACGGACTCAGCGTTCGTCAAGGTCCCCAATGTCGAAGAGGCACACAAACTCTCTGATAAGATAACAGTAGCAGTGCAGAAGGAAACAGGAAACAGCATGCTCTTCGCTGAACTGGAAGCATGGATGCCCTACTGGCTACTCACTAAGAAGAACAGATATGTTGGCAAAGTGGCATGGCCTGAGGAAGACGAAGGCAAACTCAAGGTGGCAGGTTTCGGCATGAAAGCATCGAACACCGCACCATTGTCCAAGAAGATACAGAAGGGAGTGTTCGAGTTGATATGTGATGGTGCTAATGAAGACGCTGTTCAAGAGTTCGTGTACCCCATCGCCATGAGTGTCAGAAAAGGCGACGTTCAATTAGAGGATGTGTCGATGAAGACCAGACTGAGCATGGACCTGAAAGACTACAAGGTGCTCAGTGGTGCATCCAAAGCAGCCTCTTTTTACAATGATAAATTCGACGAGAAATTTGGCAAAGGCGACTCGGTCCCATGGACTTACGTCAAAGAGGGACCGGGCATCGCAGCCTATCGTGAACCAGAGGATTTGGAGGGTCTCACATTGGATTCAGATATGATTTTGAAGAAAATGCTAAAGACCAAGTTGGACAGTATCTATTCTACCCTTTCTTGGGACTTGGACGGAGCACTAGGTGCACCTACTCCCAAGGCTTACGGGTGGTGGTGAAAAAATGGAAGATGCAAAGACAAAACAAATGAGGCAAACGACGCTGTGGGAGTTCCTCCCCAGCAATGGAAGACAGACCACCTTGGAGGAGTTCGGTGTCAGAAGAACAGCAAATACCCACTGACGCTGTGCTATGGCGGGTGGCTCACCTGCTTCGTGAGAAGAACGAGAAGTATGGCGATAGCGCTCTCGACCCGATGAGATTATTCTACAAGGGTGGGAATGACGCTGCTGACATGATTAGGATACGGATAGATGACAAGTTATCTCGACTGGCACGTGGTAGTGAGGGTATCGAGACAGACCTCGACATCTATCATGACCTCATCGGTTACCTCGCGCTTCTCATAGTAGCACTTGAGGGTGGTGAGGAGTAATGGGTTTGACTCTGGTCTATGATGACCAATCATCCTATGCTTGGGCACCCAAGATGGGAGAGGAAGACATCATAATCAGAGTAAGTAAATCCACACTCACCGCTAGTAAGTGGTGCCCTAAGCAACTGTGGTTGTCAAAGACTCATGAGGTTCCGCAACTGCAGCACGATTACCTAGTGATAGGTGACGACGTACATCAGAGCATGGAAGCATTCTATGACAACATAGATGCTGACAATATCCCACTGCTGAAAGAAGCGGCAGAGGAGGGGAAAGACCGCTTGGTGATGGAGCAACTCAAGACGTATCTCCCTAGCCGTGACGAGGTCATTGGTATGAGAAGGGATTCCTCAAAGGACGAGCCCTTCTATGAGTTGGAGTATGACCATAACATCACGTGGTTGCTTCGGAATGAGATACTCAGGCTGTCTCTCACCGAGGCAGAGCATTTCTTGCCTGTAGCAAACGAGGTGAAACTCTCACCGAGAGCCACATTCCACGTAGATGACAGGGAAGTAAAAGTGCAACTAGTAGGTATCATTGACCGAATTTTCAGTGAAGGTGAGAACGGTCTGGCCTTGATGGAGTTGAAGACAGGGAAGTGGCACCCAAGGAAACTGTCTGCCATGAGAATGGAGATGGCATACTACAAGATGCTCATCGAACTGTCTACCGAAGACGAATTGAAAGCGGCAGGGCTCAATGACAAGATTGTCACTCACTGGGGCTGGCGGTACAGCGCCGCAGACAGGCTTGACTACGAGCCAGTGAAGAGAGTGAGTGAGCGTGCTATGCAGACATCGTTGAACAAACTGCTACGCATGTACGTGGACCAAGAGTTCCCTGTCACTAAGGACGACTTCAAGTGTTCCTACTGTGATTACATGGACCTCTGTCCGAAGTTTAAGGTGGAAGCATGAGTGATGAGTTAGAGCACTGGAGTCAGAAACACTTCGCAGAGTTGGCCTTCTGGCGAACGATAGCAGCAGTAGTGAACATCATACTGTCTTCACTGATAGCGTTGAAAATATTCGGGTGGATGTGATGGACGAAGACTTACTCACCGCGTTAGAAGAAATCAGGTGGGAGGCTAAAGACCAATTGCGGCAAGCGATGGTAGTCTCTTTGAGAAAGAGGTTCAAGAATGACAATGTATTCATGCACTTCTCTGACGATATCCCCAAAGGACTACTGATAGACCCAGTGCCGATTGGGGATTCCTTGGACATTAGGATACCAAAGGACCTCAGCCCTACGACAGTCAACGAACTGTACTTCGCATGTGTGAGTGCTTGTCAAGAATTCAAACTAGGTGGTAGACAATGAACATCATAGAATTTGACTTCCCCCGAGAGGCTGGTCTGTTCAGGAAGGTAGTGCATACTCCAAAGGAGTTGGAAACCTACTGGTCCTCATTACGCAACAGTCAATGTGCCTACACGAGTGTGTATGGGTTCAGGGCAGTGAAGCCCAGTGGAAAGAGGGGGGAGTACAACACTGCCATCGTTCGACACTTCGTGTTGGACTTCGACAGGAAAGCGAGGAAGGCAGGTCTGGTAATCGACGTGTCTGGTGACGAGGTTCTCAACCAAGTCAGGAGGGCACACCAGATGCTCATGGACAAGGACGTGCATCACGCTGTATGGTTCAGCGGCAATGGTTTCCACATCTGGATTAAACTCTCCAAGACCCATCGCCCTTCCACGGGGAGCGAGGTCTCACTCATCAAAGCAGCAGGCAAGAAGGTCATCAACAGTTGGAAGGATGCCTTGGACTTGACCTGCATGGACCCCACAGTACCCTTCGACATGGCCAGACTCATACGCATACCCAATTCCTACAACGCCAAGCAACACGTTGGCCGTTGGAGCATACCACTGAAGAGCGAGGAACTACTCGAGTGGTCTTGGGATGACATCTGTGAGAGAGCAGAGCGTCATCGACGAGGACAGTACATGTACGGCATCAATGGGGTAGACCTACCCATCGAGCAAGTCAAGAACACACGTTTCACCTCCTCCGGGCCAGCGTTGGAGTTCGACACGGTAGAGATGAATGGCATCAAGATACTGCCGTGCCTAGTAGAGGCTGCATGTCAAGTAGGGAGCAACCCCCCACACGATGCACGCAAGTCACTGGTGATTTACCTAGCATCCAGACTCAGGAACTTCCTGCCAGTAGAGAGGACCACACCAGAGGCTCGCAATGAGCATGCTGAATTGATATCCCACTATCTCCACACATTACAGTGGGCAGACTACGATGAGGGAGTGACACGATACCACGTATCTACCATAGTCAATGGGGGATACAACCAGCACTGTGCATCTCTGGAGTCTGGTGGTCTCTGCCTAGGCAGGTGCCAGTTGTGGGATGGGACGGGGTCACTATGAAGCCTCTGATAATCGACAGTAATGAGAGAGGGGCTTTGCCTGACTCGATAATTCGCAAGGCCATGGAAAAGAAACCACCTGTGCCGACCAAGAGAGAGCATCTCATTGTGGGTGATTACCTGTGTGGCCAATGGCACATAGAAGCGAAGACCATCAGTGACTTCCTAGAGTCTCTCCGGTCTGGACACATCATGAGGCAGTTGGATAACCTCGACGCGAACGTACCGCAATTCGGCATCCTAGTGTGGGGTGATGTGGGTGCATACGTCAAGCAGGTGAAAGCACGTGGTGGCACCACCAATTACAGCGCAGCGGTCAAGCAAGTATCAGGGGGGCTGGCACGCATAGCAGCCGACTTCGGTTGTCTGACCTACCGAGCCCCCGACCTCATGGAAGCGTCGTACTTCATGGTAGGCTTGCATCAAAAGACCTACAAGAGCGCAAGCAGGCATGGTGCTCAAGCGATTAAGAGAGTATCTAGCAACGATGTGAGGGTCGACATGCTCCGTACCATCCCCGGTGTGGGTGACGAGATGGTGGACAATATCATCTCAGAGTGCGGGAGTCTGGAAGAGGCAGCCTGTGGCGAGTGTCTCAAGGGAGTGAAGAGGATGGGGAAGGTGCTCAGAAACAGAGTCATCGAGGCTCTCACAAGCGAGGACCCGGTGCGAATCGAGCGCCGTTCTTCTTGAGATTCTTACGTTATTCTTTTCCGATAGCATAGATTTGTTTATAGACTGGTCAATGTACGAGGTGGTATGGCAAGAACTTGGGAAGATTATACCGCCGTACAGAAGTACCCTATACTGAGACATTACGTAGAGAGATACAGGAAGACATCGTTCTTCAATGAGACACCAGCAATCCTGTCCTTCTTCTTTCTACAAGGACAAGCAGTCGCTGACTACATACGAATACCAGTCTGGGCTAGTTACCTAGACCCTAGGTTCCATGTGTTCTGGATTCAACCCACTCGTTCTGGTAAGTCGATAGCGTGGGAGTTTATTGGTGAGATTGCTAGGCACGCAGGCATTGATGCTGACATCTTCACCTCTGGGACTGACGCTGGTCTGATTGGTTCGTTCAAGACTCACAAAGATGAGGATGGGAACTACTACACAGAAGAGGTGCCCGGCCTGCTGAATGGGAACAAACTACTCAACTTCGACGAGGGTAGCATCTTGCTACAGCCTAGCCCGAAGCAGTTCTTCCAAGAGGTCATCCTCTATCTACAACAAGCCATGAACCCCATCGGTAGCCACAGCAACACACTCACCAAGCACATGAAGGACGGAAAGATTGAGACTGAGTCTCGTGTATCCTTCTGGATTACCACCTTCCCCCCTGCAGGCGTGAAGGAGTACGTGCTGACGAAGGGATTGTTCCAGAGAGTGCTATTGTACTACGCTCCTTGGGACAACAACATGAGAATGCAGGTCTCTAAGCGCAGGATGAGTGGTGTATGGTCAGACCAGATGGACGAGGTTATGTCCACAGAGGACATCGCAGAGCATTTCGTTGAGGTGCAGAGCCTAGTCATGGAGCATCTAGTAGCCTGCTCTGACATCAACATGAAGATGTGGCACGACCTAGACCCGAACGTCAAGGAAGAGCGTGCAGAGAGGGAAAGGATAGTCAGGGACGCTGCTCTCTCCATGTTCGAGAAGAGCAAGGACTTCGACCCAGCAGTGGAGTTGGCTGTCGATGAGTTCTATCATCTGGTGACTGGCATGGATGCCAAACTCAGTGATGTGGTACTGTCCTTCATGCCAAACATCGAGAACTATCTCAATATCCTCGCAACTCATCTTCTCCTAGTAGAGATGAATGACAGGCGAGCATCAGGAATGTATGACCCTGCAGACAAGTGGGTGGTCACGGGTGACCACATCGACATGGCTATGGAGATACTGTACGACGTCTACGAGCGTCTTATCATATGGCTAGAGAGTGACTTGGAACTGGGTGCTACAAAGGCAGCCAAACTAGCAAAGACGGAAGCATGGAAGCAAGCCATGGCAGCGTGCGCCTCAGTCGACCTAGGTGACCACCGTGGTGACGGATGGTACTTGAAGAAGGACATCATCAAAGCCTACGGTCGTCTGGCTGACCGCAGTCAGCCTGTGGTCTACAAACACTACAACGATATAAGAGCCTCCTTTAAGGAAACAAAGATGGGCGGCGTGCCTTACATTAGATGGAGCGAAAAAGAATGACAAGTATAATGGCGTTGGATATCGAGACTGGAAACTACTCTTGGGAGATAGGAGGGTGGGCCAACACCCACCTCTTCGAGCCTACAGTGGTTTGCACATGGGATGGGAAAGAAGGACACGTCTTCTCCAAGGAAGACATTGATGTCAATGACAGCACATGCCATACTCTCAACGCCAAGACCCTAGGAGAGCATCTGGAAAAGCACATTGAAACTGGTGGGAAAATAGTGGGGCACAACCTCATGGGTTTCGACCTGCCTGTATTGAGAGACGCTCTCGATTGCTTCTATGCAGGTCACCTAATGAGGAATAATGAACTGGTAATAGACACGTCTGCGCTTCTGCGCTCTGCTACCTCATACGCGCATCACCTCGATGACGTATGCAAACACACACTCGGTGTGGGTAAGACGCAGAAGTCAGAAGATGCCCCTAAGATGTGGAGAGAGGGCAAACACATAGAGGTTGCAGAGTACTGCCTGAAAGACTGCCAGTTGGTCTACGACATGTGGATGCACGGACAGCAGGAAGGCTTCGTCAAGAACAGGAACCCTGAGACCGGAGTGATAGATGACATAGAGGTGATATGGTGAACCTACTAGAAGACGCTCCTGCAGGTTTCTTTCAGACTTTCTACATCACCATGTGTGAGTACCTCAATGTCGACCCCGACGCACTATTCATCCAATTAATGGAGGAAGCAAACAATGAGTGAGCAAGAAAAGCAAAGCGGAAGAGAAGCACAAATGAGCAACATAAAGGCAGCCATGAACGTGGCTGAGACCGTAAGGTCTACCCTAGGTCCAGCAGGTATGGACAAGTTGCTGACGAACGGCAGCCACCACACTGTGACTAATGACGGTGTCACTGTCCTGAGAGAACTGGACATCGCACACCCCGGTGCACAGATGATGGTGGAAGCAAGCAAGACGCAAGAGGCAGTGTGCAAAGACGGCACTACCAGCGTCGTCGTGACAGCAGGCCAGATGCTGGCTCTCAGTCAAGGCCTGTTGATGAGAGGGATACACCCACGTGTGCTCATCAGGTCCTTCCAAGAGGGTAAGAACCTAGCACTAGAGCACCTCGAATCTCAGAACATCGAGATTCTAGACGCAGCCAAGACCGCACTACGAGGTAAGGCTGCAGAGAGCGACTTGGACTACGCTGCTGAGTTGTGTTTGAAGGCGTGCGAGAAGGCCGCAGGCAATCTGGACCACATCACTGTCATCACACAAGCAGGTGGTGCACTGTCAGACTCCTACGTCCAAGACGGGCTTGTCATCAACAAGGAGTTCGCCAATGAGGTAGAGGACAAGTCAGTGGAAGGCAACATCAACATCCTACTACTCAACGGAGGACTAGAGGGGTACGACATCAAGGAAGTGCAGATGCAAGTCGAGAACATGCAGCAGTTGCACGAGTTGAAGCAACAGGAACTGAGCATGCTGAGCGAGGTCGCCTCCATGGTGGCTGGTGCAGTAGGGCCAGACGGTGTTGTCTTCGTAAGGGACAGCGTGCATGAGGCAGTAGCACACTACCTCTCCCAGCACGGCATCCCACTAGTCACACGTTTGCAGCAAAGCGATATGGAAGGCTTGTCCAGATTGTTGGACGTGCCCATCTACCACAGAGTGACTGATGTTGATGAACCCATCATGGCAACAGACGCATCCGTCAAGCAAGAGAGGATAGGTGACTTGGATTTCATCACCGTATCAGGTAGTGGTGAGGCCACGTGCCTAGTGGTCAGAGGTGCCACCAGACAGACCATAGAGGAATACGAGAGAGCATTCGACGACGCCATTGGTGTCACCTGTCTGGCCATGAGTGACGGAGGGAAGGGTTTCCCCGGTGGCGGTGCCTCTTTCTCAGCAGCATCCATGACTGTGAGAGAGCATGCAGCCACAAGGCCCAACATGACAGCGAGAGAGAGGATGTGTCTCGAGGCATACGCAGACGCTCTGGAGATTATACCAGCAGCGATAGCGAACAACGCAGGCATGGACCCACTAGACGTGGTCATGGAACTGAGGTCGGCTGAGGACGGTGTCGGCCTGTACATAGACGATAGAGGAGTCGGTGAGATATGCAACACACTAGAGAAGGGAGTGGTTGAGCCAGAGTCTCTGGTGAAGCAAGTCATCAGCAGCGCGACTGAGGTAGCCACTGCTATTCTGAGGATAGATGATATCATGGCAATGAGGGAAGACAATGGAAACCTTGTTGGCTAATCTCTGCTTCGGTTGCTGGGCACTTGTAGGCCTAGGGTTGTTTTATACTGTTCTCGATAGAGCAGTCTTCTCTTTATTGAATACTCGGACATTTATTAAGAGAGACAATAAAACCGAGGAAGAGTAATAAGTCTGGCTGTCTTGGGGAAGACAAGAGCGGGCGCGGCATCGTGAGGGAGGAACAAAGTCTTCATTTTCTTTGCTTCTGTGGTTCTACAGCACTCTTCTTCCCCTCCTCCCTCACAGCCCATATCAAAACAGACTAGCAAACTAGAAGTTCTAGGAGAATAATTCTTCATCATCTACGTCCATATACTCGTGGACATAAATTCCCATGCTCCGCAACCATAGATACTCATATCTTACCCGAAGACCAAGAGCACCGAAGATGAATAGTGAGAAAAGAATAGGAACAGCAATGACTACATCAACCATTGTAAGCCCTCAGTGCTTTGATGTCATAGTAGCCTAGCCATGAGATAATTGACATGGATAGCGCCACAGTTATTGGCATAAGAAATGGTATCTCTATCTCCAAAGGTATTACCTTTGCAAGGATGAGGTCAGGGGAAATATCCAGCATCAGTATCCCATCTCAAATTTGCTAGGCTTCTTCAACTCACGAATCTGCTGGGTAGCAAAGCGAATCTTCTGAGTACTATGTAGATTCCAGAATGTGTCCTTCTCTACCTTGAATTCCTTCTCCACTATACGACACAATTCATACCTCGATGAGGTCTGTAGGTCTTCATCTATCTTCAGACCAAGGACTTCAGATACTTCATCGTCAGTATATTTTACTCTCTTGTCTAACCATACATACAAACGACCCATAATAGCCATCAACTTGCGTGCTAACCAGTGCCCTAGACCCATGTTATCACGCTACTTGTGCCACCCAATAATCCCAGTCCCAGTCAGGATTAGCAGCCATGAGTTTCTCTAAATCAATAATCCTATCTTTTTGAGAAACCAAGTCATGAACCGCCCGTATTCCATACAGGTGTAGAAACTACACCGTTTGTATTTTACAGTTTCGGACTGGCGAGCCAAAATGTGTTGTTATCGTTGCCCTCTGGTATGAGCGAGTTGTTGTCAGACATCATGCACAACCCATCTTGCACATATTTTTCGAGACATCATGTCCGCATGTCTTACACTTCTTGCTTTTCTTGACACCACACATGCCACCCTTGCCGACATCAGCAGTCTTGGTTGGCTTCTTGGGATTCTTACCTCCCATTGGCTTCAATGCGATTACAATGGCGACCTTGCCTTTCTTATTCTTCTTCGCCATCAGCGTTCCCCCATGGTAACCCCTTAAGAATCGTCGGGTTTAATTTTTTCTCGAGACCATCCCGGCACTCGTCTTCTACTGACTCAACATCAATGACCTCAGATAGCCACGTCATGACTTGCTCTTCAGTCAAGGCCCCATAGGCTGTGAAATTGCTGAGGTCCCCAACGTCTAGTACCTGAGTACCATACGCTCGATGACTCACCCCATCTTGTTCTGCAAGACAATCCCAGTGCAAGTTGTAGACTACGTCAGCCTTATCTTCATGGGTAATCCACCTATCCATTTGATTTACTGACCAACTTATCGAAATCTCAATCCCTCCTTGGCTTCTGCCACAGTGCTCCGCACTCAGGGCATTCCCATATCAGTATTCTGGTGCCTCTCTCGTTGATGTAGCGGCCCTCTATTCTCCGTGCTAGTATAGATTGAGCACAGTCAGGGCATTTTTGGCTGAGCCTCTGAATCAATTCACCCATGTCAATCCATCCAGTCTGGCTTGGTAGGCATATTTAGCAGTGCTTCCTCTGGGGTGCTGTGCTCATTCGGTAGGTCAAGCAATGCCTGCCTGTAGATTTGCAATTGCGCTTGCTGAGTATTGTCTAACAATGAGTATGGTATAGCCAATTGGTACTTGTCCATATGTGATAGTGCTGTGTCTCTCATTCCTCTTAATTCATCCCAATCCATATTATCACCTTCAATCGAACTGTACCCATAATACTGCATTTACGTTATCAAGTGTGCCACCACTAGCACTACGCCTAATTTGCAATAACTCTCCTGCACTGAATGAGTATTCTGAATAACCATGTATGCCGTCAACAATTGTTGTAGTGTAGTTAGTGCCTGTTGGGTTGTCCATGTCTTGGTCTATATCTAAAGCGAAAGTCTGAGTATCGCTAGATGAATTTGCATTGACCCTTATCATCCATGTATGGTCATTGCTTGTCGAAGGCGTGTCTGCACCGCTGTAATGCAAGGTGATAGCCTTTACCTTTCCAGCCTTTGGCATCACGTACCCGTTCATATTCAAATTCCCATCACCGCCGTTTGGTATTCTCAAATCGACCGTGCCTGTCCCCACGTCCTTTCTTGAGTAATAGAATGGCGTACACAGATTGAAGGCTACATCAGAAGAAGATAGTTGGTTGCCAGAATACGTACCACCAACGCCATTATTCCTCATTTCTCCTCCGCTTACCGTTAGACCATCTTCATCAGAATGGACCCGGAATCTCTCTACTGCTGAACCGCTTGATTGACCACTGAAACCTGAGTAGAATATCAAGTCGTTACTGTTCTCTATTCTCCAATCAGTGTAGTTGTCACCACTGCCCCATGTATCATGCGTACCTCTCATTAACTCCAATCTAGGTGCTGGGCTTGAGTTAGTGTCTGCGTGAATCTTGACGGTTTTATTTGCATTGTCATCCTTGAACTCTATCGTTCCGCCCTGTTTTATTCTCATTCGCTCGATAGCAGCAGTATCATCGGCTTGGTCATTAGGTGAAGTGAAGAATGCCAGATGTCCTCCCTTGTCAGCAGTTGAGTGGTCTTGAGAAGCATAAGCCGCAATACCAGCAGATGCCTCTAGGACGCTGCTTGGGTTGTTTCCATCTTTACCATCGAACCCAATTGCACCAAGTAAATCACCACTTGATATTGATGTATCATCACGAAGAACGAGTATTCCATTATGCCAATCACTACCTGTATGTTCAACCACTAATGAATTGATTGGGTCGCCTATATCGCTACCTTGACCACCAACTGATAATTTTCCTTGCATCATTCGCATACCTATACGAGAAGTAGTGTCATCATTATCATCAGTTGGTGTGTAATAGAAGTCAAGATAGCCTCCTTTATCTCCTGTTCCGTGGTCTTCTCTCGCTTTAGCAACAATAGCAACTGATGCTTCTGTGGTTCTGCTTGGGACGTTTCCATCCCTTGCATCGAAACCTATTCCACCGATGATGTCATTCTGCGCTATAGATTCATCATTGTTAACAATTAGAATACCATCGTTATTATCTTGAACACCAGAGTTTGTACCTACATTGACTTGTAATCTATTCATTGCTGGACCGGGGTCAGAATCACCGTCACCATCGTCACCAATGATAACAGCCTGTGCGCCACCATCAAGTCTTAATTGTGGCCTTAGTGTTCCAGAACCATCTCTTAATCTGAAAGTCCAATCCATGCCATTTGCAGCAGCATCAACATACATTGATGTAGAATCAGTAGACATCTTCCACTTTTGTGAACCACCCACATCGAAGGATATACCCTCGTAGGAAGTTCCGTCTCCGTTGAGAGTCAAAGCCATATCAGAACGAGGTGAAGCAGTCCCAATACCTACCCTGCCATCTTCTGCTATAACGAAAGGAGAAGAGTCAGGGTCATCAGAAGAATCAACATCAACACGGAATGCATCTGTCTCACCTGATGTATTGACATGAAGTTTAGCAGTAGCACTTGTCGTGCCTACCCCTACATTACCTGAGATGTAGTTCTTGTCTTCGTCATTGATGTACAGTCCCCATTTGTTCGTTACTTGGTCTGATTGACTGACAGCATAGTCGCCGTAGTAAAGATAACCGTCAGTGATTACTGCCGCATCGCCGCTTGAGTCTGGTTGAGCGTTGTGGTCAATTACCGCTTCAAAGGCCCTCGTCCAGTTTATTGTGATGTCACCACCTGACCGGGCACCATCAATTTCTATCTCCGATGAGACGCCACGTATGTTGTTGGTGTTTACCGCTCTGTTGGCTATTACTCTTGCCTGCCCCCTAACAGCGTGTGAGTTGCTTATCGTCCCAGTGTCCTGTATGCTATTTTGCCCATACACACCATACATACCAGATATGGTTGGTGCAGCGTTGGTGGCATCGCTTGCCGATACCCCATAAACACCTGCCATCGCACTGATGTTTGTCATACCGGAGGTTCCGTTCCTCTGGTCCTCTGCATACCCATAGACAGCATAGACAGCATCCGCGTCACCACTGCTATTGACTCTAGTATCTGACCAGACACCATACAATCGGTGTTCGTTAGATTGGTCACCGCCCGTTGCGTCGCTTTGCGCGTTCACGTACAAGCCGCCCTGCTCCTTGTCACCACCTGTCGCCGTGCTTCCACTCGAGTCGTGGTCGATGAAGATGGCGAAGTCGCCGTCTGTGGAGGGGTTTGTCGCATTGTGGTCAATGGTCTGGTTACCCGTAAGGTCCAGTATAGTCCCATCAAAGGTGAGTGCGGACTCACCGTTCAGAGCATCAGCGCTACTGAACGTGGCTATCCTGTTGTTAGCACCATTCGCTACTGCTGATACAGAACCACCGGAAGCAGCAGCGAACGATAGTGCTCCGTTACCATCGGTTTGTAGCACTTGATTTGCTGAACCATCTGATGTAGGGAAAGTATATTCTGAATTGAAAGTAATTGCTCCTGTGTCGGCGTTGATACTGAGTCGAGTGATGCTGTTGTCAGTATAGTCTTCAGCATCACCATAACCTGTGATTTTGTTGCTGGTACCTGCAGTCAGTTCTAATTTTCCACGCCCAAAAGCATCAGTAGCGACATACCTAAGACCTGCCCCTACCCTACTCCCATCGCCACCCGCGCTATCTTCTGCGTTGAAGAATAACAGAGAGCCTATCTTGTCATCAGCAGCGTGAGCCGCGTCCGTATTGCGTATGAATATAGTAGGGTTACTGTTACTGGCAACATCCAAGTTATGTGCAGGGCTTGAAGTGCCTAATCCGAACTTGCCTGAACTATCGAACCTCGCCACTTCACCGGAACCGAATGTCCCATTATTTACAGCAAATAGCATACCTTTACCGCTACTTGAACTTAGCACCAAACTGTCACTTGCATAACCAAACTTGGCTCTGCCACCTGCAACGCTCATATGGCTTCCTGCATCATTGCCATCATTGAGTTGTAGAAGTGCATCATTGGGACCATGTACGATAAGTTGGTCTGCTGATTGGTCATACAACATATACGCACCGGAAGTTGCACCGAAGAACTTGACATCATGCCCTGTGTCATCCACTCCTACTGTCAATGCGGTGCTGAGTGTTGTTGTGGCATCTTCTACCTTGACTCTCTCCGTGCCATTTGTCTGCAGTTGAATATACTTACCCGAACCTGCCATAATGAGTTTCAAGTAGTCGCCATTTGATTGTATTCTAGCATCAAAATCATCGGAGAATGGGTTCTTCATATCTATGAAAGCACCAGAGGAACCACCCATCTCTATACTAGCCCATCCGCTACTCTTCTCGAGGTTCAATCTCTCAGCACTGAAGTCACCAGCGTAAGTCGCAGTGATGAATCCAGAGTCGTTATTGAATGCAGACAGTGGTATCTCCGAGATGAGTTTTCTCTTGTCTGCCCCATCGTCTAAGATGATGAGTTCGTCTTCTGAGGAAGCGACTGCCTGTGTCATGTCAGGGAGTTCGGACATGTCGAGAGTGAGTGTGACGCTACCACTGCCTCCACCACCAGACAGCCCTACGCCTGCACTGACGTTGGTGATGTCACCAGTGGTGGTGCTGTACCCATAGGACTCAATCTTGTCCTGTATGGCCGCTGATGTCATCAGGCTGGTATCATTGTCAGCGAAGGACTCGCCGCTTGTCTGCAGGCTGTTGGCTGCGAGTTCTGATACAGTGAGACCAGCGACGTTGAACGTGAGCGTCTCGTCACTGTTCTGATTGAGGGTGAAGGCACCTCCACCAGTCAAGCCTGTGCCTGCTGATAGGGTTATCTCATTGTCGTAGAGGTTGTAGGTGGTGATGGCATTCCCGTTCTGGCGTAGGGTGCCAGTCAGGTTGATGTCGCCTGCCACGTCTAGTTTGTAACTAGGTGTGCTGTCGCCTATTCCTACTCTACCCGAAGATGTGATTTGCATAGCATGAGTGCTACCTTGGTCTGCCGCAGTTCCACCACTTGATGTGTTGAATGCTATGCTACCTTTTTCCGCACCATCTGTGTTGTCTTCTATCTGGAAGAACATTCCCGCATACTCATGTGCGGCGGTTGTGGATGCTGAGTTTCCTGCTCTCCCGATAATTCCCATCCCGTATCCTTCGTTGTTCACAGTCCGATTCAGGTGAATCATGTCGTGACCCGAATTTGTGATAGTTAGTATTCCGGTGGGGCTTGCTGTTCCTATTCCGACCTTACCCGCCGGAGTTATAGTCATCTTGTTGGAGTTGTTCGCTCTGATGGCGAAATTGTTGTTGCTCGCAGAACCAACGAATCCCGTTCCGCTTGTTGAGCCAAGGACTACGCTCTCACTACCTGTTGGCTCTTGGATTTTGATGAAGGCATCATTACCGCTACCCTCAAATCTCGCCGCCTCGTTGTTTCCACCTGCGACATGGAACGGAACAGATGGACTCGCAGTGCCTATCCCTACATTACCTGCCCCTGTTATTCTCATTCTCTCTGCGGTTGTATCTCCAGCAGAAGCAGTGTTGTTGGTCGAGAAGACCAAACCACCTCTCGAGAATGAGTTCTCGACAAGATGGCTTATCTTGGACCCGACAGTTGTCCCGTCACTTGATTGTGCGAAGCCTATTGAAACTGCATCTCCTGCTGTGCTGGTCTCCGACGCCTTCAGGAAAAGATGAAAGTCACCGTCTTGAGGTGACGAGTCGAAGTCATGTGCTGCCTTCTCTATGTGTACCTTGCTCAGTGGTGAAGCAGTCCCTATCCCGAAACTGGTCCCGTCCCATGTCAGGTTCGCCTCTGCATTCATGGCGTCTGCACCAGTGGCAGTGACCACCCTGTTGTCGCTACCGTTGGTCATGAAGTCAGAGACATCCACGCTCACCGTATCACCAGTGAGGTCAATGCCTGTACCTGCTGCGAGGTTCGTGTTGTCACTGATGTCTATGCTTGACAGCAGAGCCATGCTGCCGAGGCCTAGGTTCGTGCGAGCATTGGATTGCTGCGTACCAGTGAGACCCTGTGACGCTGTGTCCACTCGAAGCCTGTTGCCCAGTGCAGTGGTCATTGTGGTGTGGAACGAGGCATCATCGTTGATAGCAGCAGCCAACTCGTTGAGTGTGTCGAGTGTGCCCGGCGCTGAGTCTATCAAGCCCGAGACTTCAGTGTCCACGTAAGACTTGATGGATTGTTGAGTAGCCAAGTGACTGGCTGAGTTCGAGGCCATGTTATCTTCGTCTAAGACTGGCACTACCAAGTCCACAGTGTCATCAGATGTCTGGTATGTCGCAGTGATGAAAGTCTCAGTGTTGCCAGTGAACATAGCCCCGGCGAAGTCCTTGACTTGAGCCCCTGTCAATTGGGTATCAGGGTTGGTGATTGTCATGACGAATGGGTCACCAGTAGTCCCAGCGCCAGACCAGTTGGTCCCTGCTGTCCCCGTGGCTGATACGAACTTGATGAACTTGCCTTGCTCTATGGTCTTGGAATCGTCATCATCGTCTCTGATGGTGAATGTCGTGAGTTGATTGGTGTTGGTAGCATTGAGAGTGGTGCCACTGAAAGCCAAGTTGCTGCCTGCTGTGAGGAACTTCAAGACGCCAGCGCTGTCATCCCAGAACAGTATCCTGTCGGCGTTGGGGTCACTGAGGTTCTCGAGACCTAGGTGGCTCAAGGAGATGGTGCCAGACCCAGTGATGGCACCCCCAGTTAGTCCTGTGCCTGTGGCTACGCTGGTGACCGTCCCTGTCGTGGTGCTGTACCCGTAGGACAGTATCTTGTCCTCTATCGCAGCACTGGTCATCAGGCTGGTGTCGTTGTTGGCAAAGGACTCTGAACTAGTCTGATAAACATCAGCGTGCAATGAGGTGAAGGGTATGTCAGCGAGGGCTAGGGTGTCACCTGTCAGGGCTATACCTGAAGCCGCAGTTGCTGTAAGATTTGTATTAGCACTAATATCAATAGCAGAGAGGGTGGACATCGTGCCCAGACCCATATTAGTCCTAGCGTTGGACTTCTGAGTGGTAGTCAGACCTTGTGAAGCAGTATCTACACGCACGCGATTGGATAGGGCCGTGGTCACCGTGGTATGGAAGGAGGCATCATCGTTGATTGCAGCAGCGAGTTCGTTCAGTGTGTCCAAAGCACCGGGAGCACTGTCAATCACTCCGGCTACTTGTGTATCGACATAGGCCTTGATTGATTGCTGCGTAGCGAGATGGGTGGCTGAGTCAGAGGACATGTTGTCCTCGTCATGGACAGGCACGACGAGGTCCACGGTATCGTCTGACGTCTGGTAGGTAGCGGTGATGAAGGTCTCCGTGTTACCTGTGAACAACGCACCTGCGAGGTCCTTGACCTGTGCGTCAGTACGCTGCTCTGCGACTACGAGGTCAACCGTCCCGTCACTGTCTTGATATGTCGCAGTGATGTTGGTTTCGGTATTCCCTGAGAACATCCCTCCTACTACGTCTTGGACTTCCTCCGTGGTGAGTGTGGGTGAGTCAATGAACTCGAACGCAGTGCCGCCAGAATTGACTCTGATATGCTGACCAGCAGAGCCTAGGGAGGATGGCGTATCAGTCAGAGTGGTGAACGCCATGGTACTGATGGCTGCTTGGTAGTCACACCTGAGCCATGTGCTGCCCTCGAAGATGAAGGTGGCTCTCTGGTCAGGTAGCAGTGTGGTATTGAGGCCTGTCGAGTCGAATACAATGTTGCCGCCGTTAGCGGCTGCGCTGTTGCACACCTCGATTACGTGACCTTCTGGGAAGAGGTAGGTAGAGCCGCTCTTCTCTGGGTTGAGTGTGACGGTAGCAGCGTTCGCTGGGGCGAAGATGAACCACTTGTCCCCATGAGAGGATATGGTGTAAGACGCTGTGCTAAGGGAGCCTGTCGGCGCAGCCACTCCCTCTGTGAAGAGCCTCTTGGTGACGACCCCCGTCTCGTTGTTGTTCTGCCCAGCGAAGAAGAGGTCGTCATTCATCCTGTTTGAACTTCGGTCTACCCCATCACCGGGGCCGTACCCTAGGCTCGTACCTGAACGCCCAGTTGACATCCACAGTGCTCCGACGTCAATCTTGGTGCTACCATTGGCGTTGTTGCCCAGCACCCCAGCCTCGTTACCTGAGAACAGTGCGTTCAACTGCGCTGCTGTGTTGATGCCCTCTGCCGCACCTCTGCTAATCTGGCTGAGTTCGCTGCCGTCTGTGACTATGGTTCCAGAGGAAAGAGGGGTCATGTATATCGGATTGGAGCGTGTGAATATCCTCTTGTCATTGACTTCCTGTACGTCCACCTTGTGCGTGCCACCACCTGCGTTGTAGGAGCACCTGAGAGTGGCCAGTGCGACGACTTGGTCGTTCAGGATGCTGCCACCCGTGTCGTAGTCTACGAGAAACTGACTTGGTGCTTGGGGGTACAGTCCGGTGCTGGTCTGGACTGGAGAACCACCATCGACGTGTATCTTGGCTTGGCCTCCTTGTGAAGCCACATAGACCACGTACATCGACTGCTCTCCAGATGCCGCCAAGGCCGTGCCTGTCCCATGACTGCCTATCGTGACAGTAGCAGTGCCTCCGGGCCCACCTGCGAACTCGTACAGCACACCGTCTAGAACTGCGTACCCACCCTGCACTGTCAGAGTGTGAGTGGAGGCTCTCACTACCGCTCCGGGTTGGTTGTTCACCGCATTTCTGGTAGAGCCGTAAGCGGTGTCTTGTAGCCGCACTATACCGTTGCCTCTCAGACCTTGGAGTAGATTGGACAGTGTGGTCGAGGACAGAGCGTCACCATCTCTCAGCCCTTCGGCCCCGAGAGTGTTCTGTGCTGCTGTGTGTCCCCCTAGTGCGTCTACCATTTCACCTGCTCCTTGATACTCTTGTCAGCCCTATCTGTCTACGCATCTTGGGCCTTCGCACTCCTATCTTAGAGTGTCGACTGTATTGCTTCTGCTTCTTTCTCTTGAGGTTCCTGTTGGATAGCCTCTTAACTCGGGCGGCAGCCAGTTTGGCAGGTCGTTGCGAGATGTAGGACCTGCGTGCCATCACTCGACCTCCAGCACGAACGAGAACGCGATTTCATTTTGAGCGTTCTTCAAGAATGGCTCGATGGCTGCACGATATATGGGCACGAACTCACCAGTAGAGGGGTCCTTGTATTGTAGGTACACCTCTTGCACGTTGGAGTTATAGACGTAAGAGGTATCGAAGACTCCTTCTACTCTCAGACTCTGGTCGTCAATGATAGTCACTGTGGGTGTAATGGAAGCCAATGTGCGTGCCCCTCCATCGTCCTCTCTGGCGTCTGTGCCGTCACTGCCGATGTGCAACTCATTGACTAGAGTGGAGAGATGCTCTATCATGCGTCTCTTGATTGAATTGAGCAC